CCTGTTCTAGTCGACACGTAAGCCCCCAATGTGAATACTCGCCAATCTCCTGCATGACACGACGACCGGCCAGGCTAAGCCCGTCAGTCTCTGTCAGGTATTGAAGCTGGAAGCTCGTTTTGTACCCTCCAATCTCAGCTAGGCGATTGAAGAACCGAGCTTGCTCATGGTTGTCCATTTCCCAAAAACGCATGGCGACTTCTTCAGGCGTTAATGTAATGCTCACTTCCATTATTCAATCTCCCGGTAATCCTCTGTTCGCGCCATCCACCACCTGAGCGCGGCCGCGCTGTTCCATCCTGCGACCCGACGAATCCATTCAAGCTCTCTCATCTCGTCCGAGAGTAGGCGCCAGCTAAGCGGCATCGGTTTCATCGCAGTCCTCGCGGATGTCTTCGAATTCATCGAACAAGTCCAAGAAGTCGTCCGATCCGTCGTCGGGGTTTCTCGGATCGTTCGGATGGCCCGAATAGGCGGGCCAGGTTGCGGAATCTCCATAACCTGGCATGTTGACGGAGTTGTATCGGATCATGCCGCTTCCTCCGCTGGGTGATACGCGCCGTCGAATGCTGGTAACGAGTCAGCTTCGATCCGCTGATGAATGACGATGTTTGAAACCTCGTATCCTTCATCGTCATACAAAAAGATTCGCTGGTACTTTCCAGGCAGTTCATTGGCGTATATCTCAGGCGCCGTGACCTTGATTCGAGCGATGCCGTGCGCTCCGAATGATGTTCTCATCGCGCGCCCTCCGAGATCATGCCGAGCAGATCGACCAGCACGATTGCCGAAACCGCAAGCGACGCGCAGATCGCGGCCAGCGTGGGCCAAATGTTCGTTTTCATTTCGTGTTCCTCCGAGAGTTATTGCCATCCGTGGCAACACTGTCGTCCCCTTCACCTGCCCGCTCGTGTTCGGCAAGGCGTGGTCATACGATAGGCAAAACTATCGCAGGTGTCAATAGTTTTGCCAATTTTTTCTGAGGGCAAGAAAAAGCCCGCGCATGGCGGGCGAAGGTGCGATCTATCGGATGTCCGGTAAGATCAGATCGAGCAGCGCGTCGAGCTGTTCATCGGTCAATGTTTCGATCAGGTTGGCTAGGTGTTGCAGCTTGTCTTCTCTCGTCACCTCAGTCCTCAGCGGTTAAATCACCCTCCCGCTGTCATTTTATCGCGCGTATCGATCGAGATGCCTTCGGAAACTACGTATTGACTTTGCCCGCCATCTGTTCAACCAGCGCGATTATGTGATCTAGCGCGTCATCGCCAACCACAGACGCGGCCTGTCTCAAGCGTTCCTCCTTCTCCGTCCTGTCTGGGCTTGCTTCCATTGCGCCGGTTCCGTATTGCAACCATTCAGCACGGACCCGCAACGCGCGTGCAATAGGAATGATGTGCTTTGTTGCCGCAGCCTTGCCGCTTTCGAGCGCGCTTAGCGTTGGCTGTCGGATGCCGACCTTCCGCGCCAGCTCGTGCTGCTTCATGTCGCGCGCTTCCCTCGCGTACTTCACTCGCTGACCAATTGTCATCGTCATTGATCCCCTCCTTATAGAGGGTTCAGCATGACCCACGAACGGAAAGGTTTGCCTATTGCAAAGGGACATAGTTTTAACTATCATCGCCGCATGGACTGGAAAAAGCTTATTACTGAAATTCTAGAGTCTGGCATGACACAGGGCGAGATCGCTCGCGCCTTGGACATCAGTCAGCCGGTTGTACACGAGATGGCGACCGGGAAGCGCGTGCGAGATCCACAGTGGACCCACGGCAACATTCTGATCGCGTTACACGCTAAACGGTGCCGTCCTACTGCTACGGAGTCGCCGTGACCATTTCGCCGCGCGCCACGGACGCGGAAATATCCGGGTGTGTTCTACCTCCCATTACCCGCAGCCTGGATTAGTCAGACTGCGGGATTTTTTTGGAGCATCGCATGACACCAGACGAGAAGGATATCTGCGTGAAAGTCTATTTGTCCGGGGCCGACTGGCTAGGACTGAAAGACATGGCCGAATCGCACGGTCTCAGTCAGTCCGCGTGCATTCGGCAGATGGTCCGACACGCAATCGAGCACCACGCTCGCAAACAGTTTGCCGCAGAGCGCAGAGCGGCAGATAGAACCGCAACGGACCCGGACTAGGCCCATGAGCGTCGAAACCGATTCAACGTACCGGCTCCGCTTACCGAGCGAACAGCCGCCTCCGCACGGCAAAACCCTACTCCTTCTGACCTGGGCCGGGACTATCTGCAAAGGCCAATGGGACGGCAGTGACTGCGCATGGGCGCCGCTACCGAAGGAGACGGCCGAGATCAAAGAAGCTCGCGCCGAATACTGGCGAACAAAGGCAAACGCGGGCGTTTATGGGGGCCGTGGACTGCTATGAAAGTGCCAGACGCATGGAATGCACGCCAAGACCAGCTAACAAGGCGTGGACATTGCGCGATTTGCGGAAAAATCACGAAGCGTGGCGACCATACGGCGTGCAGCATGGAAGGCGAGCGACGACATAGCGCAGACGGATCAAAGCCGGCCAAGAACAGAGAGAAGCATTACGCAACCGGGAGACTTCCAAAGTGGATGTTCTCGTGACGGCTGAATGCCGCTGGTGCAAGTACAGCGTTTCATCGCTGCACGTCGTCGGATCAGATTACAAGCACCTTTTGATGTGCCTGTTCTGGCGTCGGCAGGCCCGCGATACGTGCCCTGAGTTCGAGCGCGAACCAGGCGCAGACGATGACAAAGTTTCGCAACCCGACGACGGGCAAACGTCGCCGGATCACTTCCACCAATCGCCGTAGGAGGGCGACCAATGACAACGACAGATTATCACAGCTTTCTATCGGAAAAGCTGGCTTTCGGATCATTCGACGGCATACCGATCGAGTCACTGCCTGATTGGCTGTTCCCGCATCAAAAGGATCTCGTTCGCTGGGCGTTGCGCCGTGGGCGCGGTGCGATCTTCGCCGACACTGGCCTCGGCAAGACCCGAATGCAGCTTGCATGGGCCGATGCCATCGTGAAGCACACGGGCGGCCGCATCTTGATCCTGGCGCCGCTGGCCGTCGCAGAGCAGACGGTAGAAGAAGGCTCATCGGTCGGCGTGACCGTCACGCACTGCCGCACTGGTGACGATGTTAGGGACGGCATCAACATCACCAACTACGAACGGCTGCATCGGTTCGATCCGTCGCAGTTCGTCGGCGTCGTACTGGACGAGTCGAGCATCATCAAGCATGAAACATCGAAGACGTTGCAGATGTTGCTTGATGCGTTTGCGCGCACTCCGTACCGACTCTGCGCCACCGCAACCCCAGCTCCGAACGACTGGACCGAACTCGGCACCCACGCGGAGTTCCTCGGAGTCCGATCGCACACTGAAATGCTCTGCGAGTTCTTCGTGCATGACGGTGGCGAAACGCAGACATGGCGACTCAAGAAGCACGCTCGGCGCGAGTTCTGGCGATGGGTGTCTTCGTGGGGCGCGCTGATCCGAAGCCCTGCCGATCTCGGACACGATGACTCAGCCTATCGGTTGCCTCCGGTCACCGTTCATCAGCACACCGTCGAGTCGCCTGTTCTGTTCGGGCAGTTGTTCGCTATGGAAGCGCAGACGCTCAGCGAGCGGAGAACAGCGCGCCGAGAGTCGATTGCTCAACGTGTTGCGGCTTGTGCCGAGATCGTTAACGCGACAGATGAGACATGGCTTGTTTGGTGCGAACTCAATGCCGAAGGCGATGCACTACGGCAGGCCATACCCGGATCGGTGGAGGTCCGTGGATCTGATTCAGTGGAAGACAAGGAGCGCCGATTGCTCGACTTCGCGCATGGCAAAACGCGCGTGCTGATCAGCAAGCCATCAATCTGCGGGTTCGGGCTGAACCTTCAGGTGTGCCACAACATGGCCTTTGTGGGAGTGACCGACTCATGGGAATCCTACTACCAGGCGGTTCGCAGATGCTGGCGTTTCGGGCAAACCAAGCCCGTTGACGTTCACATTTTCTGCGCCGAATCGGAGGGCGCAGTCGTTGCCAATCTGGCTCGCAAAGAAACCGCAGCGAAAGCCATGCAGCAGGAGCTTGCACGAGAAACGATCGATGCGGTGCGTGAATCCGTACTCGGATCGGTGCGCGAAACCAACGCATACACAGCACAGAAACGCATTGCCATTCCGTCATGGTTGGCATCTGAAAACATTGAGGTAGCAGCATGAACGTAGTCAATCAGGCCAACGGAAAAGACTGGACGCTTTACCACGGAGATTGTTGTGAAGTGCTCGGGATGATCCCAGATGCGAGTATCGATTACTCCATCTTTTCGCCTCCGTTTGCGTCACTTTATACGTACTCGAATAGTCCGCGCGATCTCGGGAACTGCCGAAACTACGAGGATTTCTTCAACCATTTCGGATTCGTGATCTCCGAGTTGCGCAGGGTTATGAAGCCCGGTCGCAACGTATCGTTTCACTGCATGTTGCTACCGACCATCAAGGAGCGTGACGGGTATATCGGACTTCGCGACTTCCGCGGAGATCTGATCCGAGCATTTCAGGAAAATGGATTTATTCATCACTCTGAAGTCGTGATATGGAAAGACCCCGTGACATCCATGCAGCGCACCAAGGCGCTCGGATTGCTTCACAAGACAGTACGCGGAAACGCCAGTATGTCGCGGCAGGGGATACCCGACTATCTGATCACGATGCGGAATCCCGGCGAGATCATCGATCGGGTGACGCACAATCCAGGCGATTACCCCGTCTCGAAATGGCAGCAGATTGCCTCGCCTATCTGGACCGATATCAACCCATCGGACACCCTGCAATACACATCAGCACGCGAGCACGAAGACGAGCGCCATATCTGCCCGCTACAGCTCGAAGTGATCCGGCGCGGAGTGGATCTCTGGACGAATCCGGGCGACGTGATCTTGTCGCCGTTTGCAGGAATCGGATCGGAGGGACATGTGGCCGTGCAGATGAATCGACGCTTCGTCGGAATTGAACTCAAAACCAGATACTTCGAACAGGCCGCGCGCAATCTCAAGAACGCACGCAGCGGAAATGCCGACCTGTTCGATCTGATCGATGACGACGAAGCAGCATGAAGACCGAGTAAACGCCAATGGCCAATCAATGGGTCCGACTATGGATCGACATGCCAAACGATCCGAAGTGGCGAACGATTTCGAGACTTTCAAAACAGCCGATCTCGCTCGTTATTTCGTTGTTCGTACATCTCATGTGTGACGCTGCGAACGCAGACGAACGCGGTGTGACGCGGTGTGACGCAGAAGATTTGGCGAGTGCTCTAGATGTCGAAAAAGAACAAATCGAAGCGGTACTGAGCGCAATGGATGGGCGCGTTTTGGATGGTTACAAGCTCATCGGATGGGACAAGCGGCAACCACTTCGAGAAGACAATTCAGCAGAAAGAACAAGAGCTTGGCGAGATAGAAAAAAGGACGTGACGCAGTGTGACGCAGACGTGACGCAGTGTGACGCCCCAGATACAGATACAGATACAGAAAAGAATATAAAGAAAACACTCCCTATCGGGAGTGCAAAAGAAAAACGCAACGCAATACCGCAGAAGCGAGCAACGCAAATTCCAGACGATTACGAACTGACCGACGCAATGCGGCAGTTCTACACCGAGAGACTGCCACGCGGAGACATCGAAGCAACGTGGCAGCACTTCACTGACCACCACCGCGCAAAGGGCTCAGTCATGAAGGACTGGGCAGCAGCATGGCGCACATGGGTAGGAAACGAACTGAAATTCACGCAACAGGGGTCTCGCAATGTCACACCAATCCGCAATGGCCGTTCTGGATTCGTCCACCACACCGCAGCAGTCGCAGAGCGCGCTTTCGCAGGATGCGATGTCCCGGAATTTTGACGCGTGCCGCGAGTCGGTTCGATCGGTGTTCCGGTGCATGGTTGCTGACTACGGGCCAATGTTCACGAAGCAATTCGACGGACAAGGGATTAGCCAGAACGCATGGCAGCACAGACTCTACGGGAAAGTGGCGCACTGCGAATCGTCCGCAATCATCGATGGATACGAGATTGCTTCAAAGGCAAAACCATCAATGCCGCCAACGCTGGCGGAAATATCGGACGCAATCATCCGGCTAAACGGCGAACGCACGCGCACAGCCGAACACATCGCTGAAGTCGCCGTACCTCGCGTCAATGGGCTTGCCGGATACGTCGAGCACCTGGCTGAAGCCAACCCGGACAACACGCTTGCACTCGGTTGTATCGAGACCATGCGGGAGATCTTGTCTCGACCATCGCCAGCGACTACCGAGGAACGGAACGCACGACTCGACAAGGCGATGCAGGTTCACGCGCAGATCATGGCGACCGCGCCACGGATTCACCATCGCGGGCAGATGAAGCAATGCCCTGTTCCCGGTTGCGGAAAGCGCGGAGCCATCGCACGGACAACGCACGCCGAGGGTGAATCGACCGAGTTTTTCTGCGCAGAGCATTTCCGCAATGGATGACATCGACAAACGGATTCTCGCGTTCGCATCGTCGGTCCCGAATGAAGCAGACCGCAAACGCGCAGTGTTCGAACGGCTCAAGACCGAATCGCCGGATGTTGCCGAGTGGATCTCGCAGATGTCGCAGGCATTCGGCAAGCCTGCCGCGATCGTCATCAAGTTTCGCAGCGGCGAGTTGTTCCGCTCGGGCAAGTTCCGTGCTGCGCAGGATTACCCGGACTTTGCGAAACGATGCGAGCGAAACGCTTAGCCACATTCAGACGCGACGAACACACGGAGCAATGCGTGCTCATGACGTGGCTACAAATCAGTCACCCGGACGTGTGGCCGAGTGCCTACGCAATCCCGAACGGCGGGCACCGACACGTCGCGGTGGCGGCACGGATGAAGGACGAGGGCGTAAAGCGCGGAGTGCCGGATATTTGCATCGCAATCCCGCGCGGATCTCGGCATGGGCTGTATCTCGAACTGAAAGCGACAGGAACAACCGCATCGGCGGTTTCGAAGGAACAGCGCGAATGGATCGCGCGGCTACGGATGGCAGGTTACGCGGCGGAAGTCGCGCATGGATTCGAACAGGCTAGACAAATCATCGAGGAATATCTGAATGATCGTTAAAAACTTGGTCGTGACCAACGGCGAATACACAACACGCGACGGTGAAACCAAACGCCGGTACGTGACCATCGGGCAATTGCACGAACACGAGGGGCGGCAGTACATCACGCTCGACGCTTATGTGAGCCTCGCAGGATTCCCACGGAAGGAAGGAGAGTCCCGTGTGTTCGCGAATTTGTATGACCCGCAACCAAGGGGTCAGGAAGCGCAAAGCGCGGCGCCACGGTCAGAAATGGCGCCTTCTCGTGGCGGTTCTACGCCGTCCGGTGAGTTCCAAGACGACGATATCCCGTTTTGAGGTGACGCATGGACTTTGACACCTATCAGATCAGGGCCGCGCAAACGGCAATCTACCCCGGCAAGGATTACCCGGTTTTCGGACTCGCAGAGGAAGCTGGCGAAGTCTGCGGAATCATTGCCAAGGCAAGCAGGGACACGGGCGGCATCTTGGATGGAGAGAAAGTATTGAAGCTCCGAAAGGAACTCGGAGACGTCCTCTGGATGATCGCGCTTATCGGCTACGAGTACGGCTTACCGCTCGGAGAAATAGCACAAGCCAATCTCGAAAAACTGGCAGACCGAAAGAATCGCGGAGTGCTCGGCGGATCGGGGGATGATCGATGAATACTCAGGAATTGATCGTTTTGGTATGCGACGAAATCAAGGACGTTCTGCTACAAAAAAACTCGGCCTATGGCGATTCTGCGATCAACCCGCTGCGTGTATTCAGTCGGGCCGATTCAATCGAGCAAATCAACGTCCGAATTGACGACAAGCTATCACGCATCGCCAGGGGATCAAATGCCGGTGAAGATACCGAACTCGACTTGATCGGGTATCTCGTTTTGAAGCGCGTTGCGAAACTTGCAGGAGAATCCAATGGAAGATAACTACGAAGAATGCTCGGGCCGAATGCTCGGAGTTGTCCTGATTTCATCGCTCGCGATGGTTGCGGGATTCATCGCCGGAATCTGTTTCGGGTACGCATTGGCAATCTCATGAAACTACCAGGCGCTCTCGGTGAAATTGCAAGCATTGCCGGAATACCTGCCGCGCTCGCAATCGCAGAGCGCCTTGGTGGGCAATTCGTCTACATCCAAAGGGCCGATGCGATCTTGCGCAACGACCGGAACGAGAAGATCAGAAACGATCACAAGACCGGCCTCACAATCGAAGTGCTGGCAGTTCGATACAGGCTATCGAAGCGGCAAATCATCAACATCCTAGACGTGGAAGACGAGTGAAATAAACCATATGGATCGTTTCACCTTTTTGAGCTACGGTCAGGCGATAAACAGGAGATCACCAAATGAACTCAATGCTCTATTGGCTACTCACGCAACTCGCGAACTACATCCTCGGAGAGCAAATCATCGAGCGCGTCGTCGCCGCTGTTGGCCGCTGGGCAGAGAAAAAGTTCAAGGAAGGCACGCCAGACTCAGACGCCAATTCACTGCGACGGCATGGCGTTCTGGACGAGATCAAGGCATGGGGCGAAGACCCGCAGGACCCGTGCCCGAGCTTGTCGGAATCGTTCCGGCGCCTGGCGCTCGAGCTTGGGTTTCGACTGTTCAAGATCGGCCAGGAGCAAACCAAATGAAAGGCTGGCTCACGAAAACAGCAGGCGCGCTCTTGATCCTGTACGGAATCATCGGCGCAATCTCAGGACTGCATGACTTTGACTCGGCATTCCTGATGGTCGGTAACGGACTCGGCTATATCGGACTTCGCAGAGCAACGGACAAAGCCGTTGCAGAGATCACGGCCAATCAGGTTAACCCGGCATCTCTTGATGACATCGTGAGGCGCAATCAGTGAGCGTGACAACCGAAGTGTATCGAAGAATATACGACGATCAGGATGGGACGTTTCTAAACGTCAGTCCAGACTCTGACGGGATTGGAACGGTAACTGTTTGGCCTTCGAACGAAGATAGCCGCAGAAAGTATTTTCCAGGCGTCATGTTGCAAATACAAGATGAAGAAATGGCTAAGGCGCTGGTGGAAGCGATCAATTTATGCGCTGTTGAGTGCGCAGCTATAAGGCTGACACGGAAGCCATGAGCCAGGTATCAACGCGCGGCCTTGCACTGATTCGAGAATTCGAGGGGTGCAAACTGCGCGCGTACAAATGCCCTGCGGGTGTCTGGACGATCGGCTACGGAACGACTCGCATAGCCGGAAAGCCGGTAAAGCCGTCGCTGACCATCAGTCAAGCCGAGGCCGAGATTCTGCTACAGCACCAAGTCGCAGAGCACTGGAACGAGGCAGAAAAGCACATCCTTCACGCGGACGAACTCGCACAAGAACAAGTCGATGCGCTGGCCTCGTTCGTTTTCAACGTCGGAGTCGGCGCGTTTCGCGGATCAACCCTGCTCAAGATGTTGAACCAGGGACAGGACACGAAAGCCGCAGATGAATTCACGAAGTGGAACAAAGCTGGCGGCAAAGTATCGCATGGACTCACGCGCCGTCGTCGAGCTGAAAGAGAACTCTTTTTAAGGGGAATCGAATGAAAAACCTGTTTGTGATCGCGTTCCTGTTTTCGGCTCAGGCTGGAGCTATGGAAGTCAGTGAAGCCCTGACCTACCAGGGGACCGATATATTTTTCGAACGAGTACATCACCCGAAACCACCTATGCCGAAATGCGATCCGGTACCGATTCCGGCCGCCGTGTGGCTGTTCGCGTCAGCACTCGCAGGCATCGGCTTAATCTCCCGACGCGCTAAATGATCTCCTACCTCGCGACCACTGCCCGCGCTGCGACTCTCGCGTGTCTCTGCGCGGGTTTTTTTGGTTGCGTTCAGGTAGGACCGAAAGATTTACGACTCGCTGGACCTGCACCCGTACAGAATCCAGTGATCGGGCCGAAACCATGCCTCTGTACGCTTCCACCAATCCCTCAAGTAGTGCATATCACGATCGAACCAGGGAAACCAGTGGAAGCGGACGAAGGCGGAAAATCACTGCTACGCGCATACGTCAAGGCAAGGGAATCGGGGCGTGCGCTTTGAGAAATACGCCGACGAAGTTTCGGACGCAATAGATCGACTTGATGAAGTATGGCAAGACGTGACATCCGAGGCGAATACGCCGACCGGACACCGAAACCGAGTCAAGCGCGTCAGCATCGCAATGGGAAACGTTTTGGCGGCATTGCAGAAACTAGACGATTTCTGGCAGCAGTCGAAACCGAATCAGAAACCCGAGAATGCAGCGAAGCGGATGTCCTGGGCCAGCGTGCCCGAACTCATCGCCGCAGGGGATTTTAGACAACGCATGATCGACCGATTGAATGCCATGTTTTCGCAGAAAGCCCTTGCAGATCGGTACGGTGTCAGCAAGCGAACCGTGGAATGTTGGTATCAAGGCCGCACAGGCAAGGACATGATTACTCACTTCGTGGATCGGTCATGACAAAGAGACAACGATTCAAGGCCGCACGGATCGCACTGTATACGATGGTCGGATGGATGATCGGATGGACCGCCGCGCTCCTGTGTGTAGGACTGCTCGCGTCATGATCCTGATCGCGTTGCTACTCTGCGGATGCGTCCACGTCGATTGTTCATCGTCAGGCCGGATGCTATGGGCCGAACAATGGCAGCAAGTACCAGGCGCAAAAAAGGGAATGATTGATGGCGGCATGGCGGTTATTTCTTGCGATTGGGGGATCGTTCGATGAAGGCAATCACGGGCGCGTGGACGTTGATTTGGTTCGCTGGGCATCGCTACGGGTGGGACACCCTAGCAATCTCGGCGGTTATCGTGGTCGGCTCAGCATGGGCCGTTTTTTTGGTATGACAAACGAGGGCGAAATGGCAAGGGTTCGATCAATCGAAGAATCACCGCTAAAGGGCAATAAATTGCCGGTGAAGTACCGCAATCCGAAAAACCACGCAGAGGCGTGGACCGGGCGCGGCCATACGCCGAACTGGCTCAAGCGCGAATTGAATCAGGGCGTCGATCTTGAATCGCTCAAGATCTAGTGATGACAGAAAACCGCTGCACACAGCAGGAGTGCCACTTGAACCAAGCGCGACGGCAATTCTCACTGCTTTGGGCGGCTGTTTTCCTCGCATGGCTGGCAACTGGCGCCGTGTTCCTGCTCGGCACGTACAGGAGCCAGGAAATAGACCAAAACATCATCACACGCATGGATCTGATCGAAAGAGGGATAAATGCATGCATCCTAAATTCTAGCGATGATACCGAATGATGCAGGGCGTTTTCCGCCAGACCTACCGCCGACCTCCTACGCATGGGCCGTATGGCTCAGTTCGTTCGGCGCGCTCTCGGCTTATCTCGTGAAGCTCAAGGCGCAGTCAAGTAACGCTTTCTCGCTCTGCTCGCTTGCATCGGAAACCGTAATCGCATCATTCGTCGGCATCGTGACCATGTATATCTGCGACTGGCAAGGATTGAGCGGACAACTCACGGCCGTTTCGATCGCAGTCAACGCGCACTTTTCAACCAGGGCGCTTTTCCTTCTCCGCAAGCGATGGATGGGCGAAGATGAGTAACCTTTTCGCTCTCAACACGATCAAGAAAGTCGCTGGAATTTCCAAGTCGCGCTACATCGAACCACGTTTCGAGCCTGAAATAGCAGATTGTTTTTTGAAGTACGACAACGCGGCAGATCTCGCGATGGAGATCGGAAACCCGGCAAAATGTTCGCGCTATTACTGCATCATCAACGGAAATTTCATCTTTGGCGACTTCATCGAGGCGTTAATCGTTGAGAACGAATGGCAAGTTGAAGAACTGACAATCTCAACTCTCAGCATGTCGGATGAGAACGTTGATAGCCTGGCGGGACTTTTGAACGGCGGACATGTCGCACAACTGAACCTGATCGTCTCGGACTTCTTTTTCTCGCACGAACGTAGCGGAATGGTTCCGTACCTGTACGAAAAACTGGACATCGAAGACCGCTTTCAACTCGCCGTTGCCAGCGTTCATACGAAAATATGCCTCATCCGAACGATCGGCGGAAACAAGATTGTCATCCACGGATCAGCAAACCTCCGCACGTCTTCGAACGTCGAGCAAATCATGATCGAGAACAATGATGACTTGTACGACTTCAACGCGGAGATCCACAACGCGATCATCGACCGATACAAGACCATCAACAAATCACTGCGGAGAACTGAACTATGGCGAGCGGTTC